TAAGGAAGGGATGATTAAGCAGAGTATGGATCGAGTACTTAGTGCAAAGGTTTATCTGCTACCCAAGAATCCATACTTACGATTTATTGAATTTCCAGATGGTACACATGGCAAGTTCCGTGCGAAGCCGGGGACATTTGCCTTGGGAAGTGTGGTCAAGGTCAAGCGTGAGAGTGGGGATATGTACACATTGGAAGGAAATTATGACAGAAAGGACAGATTGGTATGATAGATGATGATTGGGAGTACGATTGCTTGGACGAGCATGACGATGAGAGTGAGGAAGGTAATATAGAGACTGAGCAACAGGGATGGGAACAATCCCAAAGGTAATGTGGATAATACCCAAAACATTATCAGCTTTTGTACCGGATACGGAGGGCTTGAACTTGGAATTAGAAGAGCAGGCGTGGATGTTAGAGTCATCTGCAATGTGGAGATCGAAGCCTTCGTCCAAGCAAACCTGGTTGCGAAGACTGAAGAAGGGAGGATGGATAACGCACCTATCTGGACGGATCTTAAAACCTTCCCTGCACGAGAGTTTCGTGGAAAAGTACACGGACTCATTGGAGGATATCCCTGTCAACCATTCAGTTCAGCAGGCAAGCGACAAGGAGAAAAAGACCCAAGACACTTATGGCCATATATCCTCAAGCACGTCAGGGCAATTAGACCTGTTTGGTGCTTTTGGGAAAATGTCGCAGGACACACCACGATGGGGTTATGGCGAGTGCTGTCCGATTTGGAAGAAGAAGGTTATAAATGCGCGTGGGGCATATTCTCAGCGGAAGAAGTTGGCGCTCCACACCAAAGGAAACGAGTGTTCATCCTTGCGAAACTACCCCACGCCAGAAGCCCATACAGTGGAGAAGTACAGCTTACAGAAGGACGGACAGAAGAGGACGCAAAGGAGCAGGAATCTAACTGCAATGGCAATCAATGGGGAGTTGGACACATGGGCAACCCCGCAAGCCTCCGACCACGTGGAGGGAGCGAGAACTGCGCCCGAGAGCAATCAGAAGTGCTTGGGGAGAGACTTGAATCAGATGAATTGGGCAACACCAAACACGATGGATCACTTGCCACCCAAGACAGGAGAAGCGCTTGCGAGGAACAAGAAGAAGGGAGGATGCAAGAACTTGAGGGAGGATGTAAACAATCCCAAGATGAATTGGCCCACTCCACGAGCAGGCAACCCAGGCAGTCGCAAACCCGGAACGGGGGGCAAGATACTAGCGGAGGAAGCGAAGAAGAATTGGGCAACACCACAAAGCAGAGACCACAAGACTGCGGAGAGCAAGGAGAAGTGGGAAGCGAGAGCGAAGCTACAAGCGGAGAAAGGAGTGAATCTTCACCTTCCATTGAACACGCAATGTCAGCACATCATGGAGGACAAACACAATGGCCTGCAAGACCAGGAGAAGAGCAATACGAGTGGGAAGAACCAAGGGTCACCGAAATTGAATCCTTCGTTCGTGGAGCAATTGATGGGACTCAGCACAGGGTGGACAGACTTAGGCTCTTGGGGAATGGAGTTGTCCCACAAACAGCAGAACTAGCATGGACTACTTTATGGAAGGAATTGATGTCCCCCTCACCGCAAGAGAAGTAAATGATGGATGGCACAGATTTTGGAACAAAAATCAATTGGCAATAAACGAGGATGGCAGGGTGTATCGCACCACACGTCCACGCAAAATGCCAAGCAAAGGAAAGTTTAATTTTAAAAATGAGCGAAGCAAAAAAACAGTGTTACCATGAATTTAAGAATATGATTCATCGCTGGTCAGAGGAATCTGACTTGGATGATGAAGAAATCGTGGAGTGTATGGTGCAAGCAGCACAGGAGTATTACGATGAAGATGTCATTGAGTTTGAATGTGACATGGATTTGGAGGAGGACGATGAGTGAATGTATACAAGCCCACAGGTGAGAAGGTGGAGAATTGGCCTCAATGGGTACAACGTTTAAGCAATGAGAACATTGTATTGAAGCGCAGAGTTGCGGAGTTGGAGAAGCAACTAACCGAAGAGCAGGCAAGACGTGGGTAAAATAACCTATGCAGATGAAATAGACGCACGCTTTGGTGTACCTTGGACAGATGATTTTAAGTATGTAAAGGGACAGTTGGAGTGTGCATTATCAGATGAGGAGATAGATAGACTAACTGTACAAGATCCTGTACGCGCAGAAACACTTACACGCTTGCTCCTCGACCAACCCAATAGCGAGAAGGAAGATCCAATCGAATGGGGTTGGACTCTTCCTGGGTGGCGTAGGGTCATGGAAAATTGGAAGGATACAAAGATACATGTTTGCTTGGGTGGTAACAGATCATCAAAGACCACCTTTGCTTCTCGCTTACTTGTTCACTTGGCACAGAACATACCCGAAGCAGAGATACGTTCCATGCATGTTTCAGAAGAGCGCAGCGTGAGTGATAGCCAAAGATACGTGTGGGACTGCCTTCCGGCAAGGTACAAGAGAAGCAAGAAGAAGAGTGAGAATCATTCACTGCAATACACACAGAAGAATGGATTCAATGCTGGTAAAGCAATCCTACCACCCACACATCCAGATGCAGAGCGTGGGAGTACGATATACTTTAATAATTACAGGCAGTACATGGCAGACCCACAAATCTTTGAGGGATGGGCAGCCCATGCAATACATGCAGATGAAGAAATTCCGGAAAATATTTTTAATACGCTATTGGCAAGACTTACAGATAATCATGGTCGCTTGATTCTGACCTTCACTACTCTGCAAGGATACACGCCATTAGTTAATAGTTTATTGAAAGGAGCTACGACAGTCAGGTCAAAGTACTCTGCGTTAATGGATAAGGAACTACCCTTGGAACAAGTGTCTGCTAATTGGCCTGACTGTCGCATATATTACTTTTGGTCACAGGATTCACCATTTGTGGATGCAGATGAACTTGTGCGTACCTACAGCAAGCAACCACAGGAAGTAAAACTTGCTCGATTATTCGGCATACCAAGTAAGAGCTTTGAAGGAAAATTCCCAAAATTTCAGCGTGAGACAAATGTCATTGAACATAGTAAGATACCATTCATTGCAGATCCATCTGCACCTGTAACCCGTTACTTCATCTGCGATCCGGGTGGTAGTAAACCTTGGGTTGGATTATGGGCAGGTGTGACGAAGGACAAGAAGATATATATCTATCGTGAGTTCCCTGACAGTACAATGGGAGCATGGGCAATCCCACACATTAATGGTGCTGGTAAAGCAGTTGGTAAGCCTGGCCCTGGACAACGTCCTTTGGGATGGGGATACGCAGATTACAAGGATTACTTTGAAGCACAGGAAGATGGTGAAGAGATATTCGAGCGGATAGTTGACCCACGCATGGGAGCAGCCACAGTGCGTACAAAAGAGGGAGAAAGTAATATAATCAACACAATGAGTAACATGGGATTTGTATTCCGTGCTGCACCAGGTGTGTCCATAGACTCTGGTATTGCCAAGATCAATGACGCACTTAGCTGGGATGATACAGAAACCATGACAGACAAGAATTGTCCCAAGCTTTACTTCTCTGATCAATGCGAGAATACAATCTCCTCCATGCTTGAATATGCCGGAGAATCCAAGAGTGATTACTTCTCTGACCAAATTGACTGCCTGCGTTATTTATTCGTTAGTGGTGCGGATTACATCACTAACCGAGACATGCAAGTGACAGGTGGTGGAAGTTATTAATACGATGAAAATTAAACTAACAGAAGAATTTACTTTTGAAGCGGCACATAGAATCCGCAATAAACGAAAGGAATACGGAGAACTGCACGGACATACACACAAAGTATATGTGACTGTAAGCGGAGAACCTGACCCTGAAGTTGGGTGGTTAATCGACCAGCAAGAGTTTCGTGGCATCGTTAGCAGAGTAGTAAAACGATTAGATCATAGGTATCTAAATGAAATCTTGGATCAGACTACCGCAGAAAGTATAGCTCTGTATCTATTTAAAGAGATAGAGAAAAACCTATCATTTAATCATCTTGCTTTGGATTCTGTAAAAGTTTGCAAAACAACAACGCAAGCGGAGGTCACAAGATGATTACGAGTTTAGTTTACTTGGCTGGCCCAATATATGAAATGGATGATACTTGCATCCGTTGGAGAAAAGGGGCGGCTTTATTACTTAGAAAAAAGGGCATAATGAGTATTAGCCCAACGGACGCAGATTATCGAGGTAAAGAAAGTATTGCTGGAATTGCCAAGCAAGTGGTCGAACGGGATAAACGGGACATTGTTAAATGCGATACCATAATAGCAAAATGCGATATGCCAAGCTATGGCACAGCAATGGAAATACTTTTTGCTTGGTCTTTGCAAAAGCAAATTGTGGTAGTAACTAATACAAAATCTCCTTGGATTACATATCATGCATCAGAAATTGTAAGCACAGTTGAGGAAGCAGTTAATTTATTAGAATACCCATCCTTTGATCCTGGTGTTACACAATGATTGTAATGCCATCCAACAATGCTAAAGGGATAGTCCATTATTGGGCTGGACTAGGGTATCCTGTTGGTTGGTTATTTACTCCTGAGTCCGCAGTCAGAGAACCTGTGCCTTGGATTCCTTATGGAATAGATAATGGTAGATTTAGTGTTTGGTCATCCGGCAAAGAATGGAACGAGTTTGATTTTACTAAGATGCTAGATTACTACCAAGAAACGATATTAAAACCACGCTGGGTAGTAGTGCCAGATTGTGTAGGAGATCGTGACCAAACTCTTAGGGAATGGGAAAAGTGGCATCCTATACTAGAACAGTCATACGATCTTACATGGGCATTTTGCGTACAAGATGGAATGACTCCACAGGATGTACCACAAGAGGCATCTGTTATTTTTGTGGGTGGTACAAAAGAATGGAAGTTAAGGAATTTAACTATGTGGACAGAGTCTTTTGATCGAGTTCATGTAGGTGCAATAAATTCATTTAAAGTTCTTATGAGGTGCAAGGAACTAGGTGTAGAATCCACAGACGGGACAGGATGGTTTCGTGGCCCAAAAATGACAGAGGCACTAGAAAGATATTTCAAAGTTCAGTCAGGAGAAATAAAATTTCATCCCGCTCATTGGGTTAAAACATATAATCATTGGATGAAAAACATAAAAGACTGGTGCATAAGTAGGCAGCTAATATGGGGACACCAAATTCCAGTATGGTACCACAAAGAAGATAATTCAAAATTACATGTCTCTGTTGAGGGGCCCGACGATATTGAAAATTGGGTCCAAGAAAAAGATGTCCTAGATACGTGGGCTAGCTCATGGCTTTGGCCTCTTGGTGTTCATA